GCTTGGCGATCTGATCGAGCAGGAAATCAAGCTCGGCTTCGACGTCGACACGGCGTACCGGCGCGCTGAACTGCTAAGACCGGCCACAGCGGCTCAGACCCGCACCACGACGGCTCAGACCCGTACTGATCCCGACCGCAGCATCCATGGCGCGCCTGCGACCGTCCCGAACGGCGCACAGCGGCGCAACGGCAAGCCGGTCGGCCGCCGCGATGCCATTGCGAACGCGATCAAGCGCGTCAACGGCTCGCTCTGACAACATTTAGTCGTGGAGGCATATCGTGCCGAACGTCACTACTGCAGCCGCATACCAGCAGATCCTGAGCATGGCGGTGGAAGACCGCTCGAGCGGATACGAGGATCTTGTATCCAACAACAACGCCCTTCTCGCTGTGCTGAGAAGGAAGGGCTTGTGGCAGACCTATTCAGGTCCGCGCATTCGCCAGACCCTGCAGGTCGGCAAGCAGGTCGCCCAGTGGTACAGCGGCTATGATCAGTTGCTTAACCCGGCAATCGATTTGTTCAACGATGCCTTTTTCGAGCCGAAGATGGTCGTTGTACCGATCGTCCTGTCGATGCAGGAAATCCTCAACAACCAGGGCGAAAACCAGCTCGAGGACGTTTTGGACAACTACATGGAGGCCGCCGAAAAAGCGCTCGAAGACGCCATGGATGCCGGTATCTATTCCGACGGCACGGCGAATGGCGGCAAGCAGATCACCGGTCTTGCTACCGCGGTGCCCATCACGACCACCAGCGGCGTTTACGGTGGCATCGATCGCGCCACTGCCACGATCTGGCAAACCAAGACCTACGACGCCCATACCTACAGCGCAGCGATTGGTACCCAGGTCAACGCCACCACGATACGACCACTGCTCAACGCCGTGATGACCAAGCAAAGCCGCGGGCGTGACTATGCCGACCTGCTGATCATGTCGCCCGAGCACTATGCGGCCTACGACGCGGCCACCATCGCGATCCAGCGGCAGACCAACGAGACGAGCCTTGGCAAGCTTGGCTTCAGCGCACTGGAGTATATCGGCGGCGGCAAGCGCGCCGAGATCGTGCTGGACGGCGGCATCGGAAGTAACATGCCGGCGAACACCACGTTCGGGCTGAACACCGACAGCCTTCGGCTGCGCTATCACCCGAACCGCAACTTCGACAAGCTGTTCGAGGGTGACGGCCAAATGCCCATCGATAAGGACGCCATCGCTCAGTTCATAGGGTGGATGGGTGAATTAACGATGACAAATCCGCTGTTTAATTGGCGCCTCTACGACAGCGTGCCAGGTTCGTAGGCTGTTGTCAAGCACTTCTCGGTTGGCTATCCTCATCCGATAGTCAACTGAGGAGAAAGAGATGGCTCCGCCTAAGACTGTTGTGCTGCCAACGCAAACGGAACTCAAAAAGCTGCTCCGCTACAATCGAAAGACGGGGCAGCTTTTCTGGAAGAAACGGCCCAGAAGCATGTTCACGAGTTCGGACGCGCATAAGGGATGGAACGTTCGTTTCGCCGAACGTGAAGCGTTTACTGCGGTAAATCATGGCTATCGGCGAGGAATGATCCGTCCGCTTCACGTGTATGCACACCAAGCGATCTGGAAAATCATGACTGGATTGGACGCACCAGAGCTCGATCATGTTGACGGCAACAAGCTCAACAATGCCTGGCGTAATCTGCGCCTTGCGCCTAGCGGCACCAACCAAAGGAACTTCCCCAAACGTCGGGACAATACCTCCGGTCAAGTTGGGGTCGTTCGCCGCGGCGACAGATGGATAGCTCAGTTCGGTGTGAATGGTACAACCAAGCACATCGGGATTTATGACACCAAAGAGGAAGCCATCAAGGCGCGCAAGCTCGTTGAAAGAGAATACGGCTTCCACCCCAACCACGGCCGCGAGGTCGTGATGTGACCTGACCGTTTCGGGCGCGGGTAACTCCCCAGCCAACCGCGCCCGATACCCCGGAGCCGCCTGTCCTGCACTTGGACAAGCCCAGGGCCGACGACTCCGGGACCAACCACAGCCGCTCAGACCGGCGCAACGAAAGGCGTAGCTATGGCTATCGATCCGCGCGATCCCGATGCAGCACTCGTTGTCCTATTCCGCCTGCATTCCGAGAAGAACGAGGCGCGCAGCGCAGCCGAAGGCCGGCCGATCCACGAGGACATGGAAGTGTGCGACATCCGCGCGCCGGGCTCGCGCAATTTCACCACGCAGCCGGCGCACACGCTCTGGCCGCACTGGCTCATCAACGGATATACCGGCGAGCAGCATCAGATCACCTACGCGCAGCGGTTCCGCCACCAGTACGAGCAGTTCAAGGCGCACGCCGCGCAAACAAAATCCGGCACGCCGCTCGATTACGCGCCGTTCCTCACGCCGGGCCGCCGCGCTGAACTGCGCGCGCAGAACGTCTACACCGTCGAGCAGCTCGCGATCGTGGACGGGCAGGAGTTGAAGAACCTTGGCCCCGGCGGGCGCGACCTGAAGAACCAGGCGGTCGAGTTCCTCGCCGACAGCAAGAGCAACTCGCACAACACCGTGCTCGCCGCCGAACTCGAGGCGATGCGTGCGAAGAACATGGCGCTCGAGCAGGATCTCGAGGCTGCGCGCAAGGCGGCCGAGGCCGCCGGCGAGCAGTTCGACGAGATGACCAGCGAGCAATTGCGCGAGTACATCAAGGTCAACACCGGGCACGAGCCGCAGGGCAACCCCAACCGCAAGACGCTGACGCGGATGGCGCTCGAGGCAAGGCCCAGCAAGGCGGCTTAAATGGCTCTTTTGAGCGTGGTGCAGGATGTTTGCGCGCGGGTCGGCGTGGCGGCTCCAATCGCGCTCATCCCGACGATAAACTCCAACCGCACCGCACGCGAACTGCTCGCCTGCGCCAACGAAATGGCGCAGCGCATCGCCTATGATACGCGCGAATGGCAGGCGATGAAAAAGTCGGTCACCTACACCGGCGACGGCGTCACGACCGCGTTCAACCTGCCGGCCGACTACAAGCGCATGCTGCTGACGACGAGTGTTTGGCGCTCGACTTCGGCCATGCAGCCGATGCGCTACATCGCCGACACCGACGAATGGCTGCAGCGCCGTGCCGCCAACTGGTCCGATGCCTGGGGCGAGTGGACCTTGCTCGGCAATCAAATCCTGATCTGGCCGGCGATGGGCGTCGGCACCACGGCGCGGTTTTCCTACCTCGACAAGAACTGCGTCGCGCTCAACGGCGGCGGATACGCCAACACGTTCCTGAACGATGCCGATGTTTTTCGGCTTGATGAACGCATTCTCAAGCTTGGCATGATCTTCGACTGGAAGCAGTCCAAGGGCTCGCCCTATGCCGAGGACATGGGCACCTGGTCGGATGCCATGGCGCTGGCGATGGGCGCCGACAAGCCGATGCCGATCATGATCGATCGTGCGCCGATCTCGGCGCATGCGCGCGGGATCGCTTATCCCTTTGCACTGCCGACGCCATGAGCAGGCACGTCGCATTCCGCCGCCAGCCGGTGGATCAGCCGTATGCGCAGGCGTTGCGCGCCACGACCTTGCCGGCGCCGACGCGCGGCATCAACCAAATGGAAAACGAGGCGTTCATGCAGCCGGGGAGCTGCATCATCTCGGACAACTGGGTGCCGACGTTGCGCGGTGTGAAACTGCGCGGTGGCTGTACACGCTGGTGCGTGCTGCCCGAGACAACGCCGATCATCTCAGCGTTCGAGTATCAGAGCGGCAATGTGCAGAAGATGTTCGCCGCCAACGCGACCAAGGTCTACGACGTGACGACCAGTACGCCAGTGTTGGTCAAGAGCGGGCAGGCGAGCGGTAACTACGTCGGCTCGCAATTGGCGAACGCTTCGGGCGATTACCTGCTCGCGCTCAACGACGCCGGCGATTACCCGCTGCGCTTCAACGGCACCTCATGGGTCACGCTCAACGCCACCATGACAGTGTGGGCGAACAGCACCGCTTATGCGCTCAACGCCACCGCCTATGACGCAAGCGACAACACCCACTGGCGAGCAACATCCGCTCACACCAGCGCCGGGGCCGGAACGTTCGCCGCGGCGCGTACTGCCAGCCCAGGATTGTGGGTCAGCAGTGCGACCGATGGTTCTTCGTTCATTTACGGCCCGGCTGGACGCTTAGTCGTAGACGGCAAAAACCTGACCTACGTCTGGAAGTACCGCAACAGGTGGTTTTTCATCGAGGCCAACTCGATGAGCGCCTGGTACTTGCCGCTTAATGCGGTGGGTGGGTTGCTGTCGGAAATCCCGCTGTCGGGCGCCGCCACCAAGGGCGGCAAGCTGCTGTGGGGCGCGACCTGGTCGATCGACGCCGGCGACGGCATCGACGACAAGGTCGTATTCTGCACCGACCAGGGCGAGTTGCTGATTTTCACCGGCTCGGACCCGTCGAACATCAATTCGTGGCGCCAGGAAGGGCGCTACCAGGTTGCGCCGCCGATGGGCATGAACGCCCATACGCTGATTGGCGGCGACCTGATCATCCTCACGGTCGACGGCATGGTGCCGATCAGCCTGGCGATCCAGAAGGACGCCGGGCAGATGGAGCTTGCCACACTCACCCGCATGATCAAGCCGCTATGGCGCGATAACGTCGAGAGCCCCAAGCGCGCCAGTCCGTGGACGATCAAGAAGTGGGACGAGTACGGCGCGTTTTTTGTCGCCATTCCGGGCGGCACGCCGGGCCAGCGTTATTGCCTGGCGTCGAACAACACCACCGGCGCTTGGTGCCGGTTCATGGGGTGGGACGCCACGTGCTTTATTCGCATGCGCGCGGACATGTTCTTCGGAACGCAGGGCGGCATCGTGATGCAGGCCAACCGCACCGGCTACGATGACGGTGCGCCCTACGTCGCCACTCTGGTTGGCGGTTGGGAGATGTTCAAGGCGCCGTCGCAGCAGGTCACGCTGCATCAGATGCGTGCGATTTTCACCTCGCGGGCGAACGAACCGTTTCAGCCGCAACTATCGGCCACGGTGGATTTTCAAGTGATTATTCCGCCGCCGCCCGAGATTGGCCTGGACCCCGGCATCGCCGATGTCTGGGATGAGGGGCTGTGGGACGATGCGTTATGGGACGCGCCGGGTCTTGGTCGCCCGCCGCACCGCAACACGCTGTGGGTTTCAATTGGAATGACCGGCTTCGCGCATGCGCCGATCGTGCAGGTTTATGTCGGCCAGCAGGCGCGGCCGGACGTCGAGTTGGTTGCGCTTGGTGCGACCTACGAGCTCGCCGGCGTGAACGTCTAAGGAGTGTGACATGACGTTGGGCTTGAACGATGGCAACGACGAAGAGACGCGGCGCAACGCGATCGCCGCCCTGATACTAGCGCAGCAGGAAGCGTTCCAGCGCGGGCCGATTGGTGGTCAGGACATGGGGCAGCCGCAGGGCACTCCGTTTGTCGCGGGCGATTACGATCCTACAGGTGATTTCAACTCCGCCGCCGGGCATATCGGTGGTGTTACGCTGGGATCGGGCGGCATTCCGGGCGCACCGGGCGGCTTCAACACCAATGCCCCTGGCGCAGTAACTCCCAGCCCAACGGAGAGCAATCCGAATGGCTGGAATAGCGGCGCGACCATGACGGCGGGCTTGCCGGGATTTGGCGGCAAGGGAGGCTACGACCCAACCGCAACATTCGCGGCTACGGTTGGTGATCGCTTTGCTGATCTTCCAGCCACTGCGCCACCCGCCCCCCCGGACTTTGACAAGACCTTTGGCACGCCTGACAAGGCTCCAGTAGCCGGCTTTCCGGCAGCAACACCAAAAGACGAGACTGACCTCAATGAAATGGATCGGGCCGCTCTTGCGCAACCAACTTCAACTCCAACTTTCGTTGGTACGGTGACGCCCAGTGGCTACAACCAACCGGGTGGGCGTACTGCAGTGAGCGAGCCGGACCAAACGGGCACCAACACACCCAGCAGTGACTTTTCCGCCACCGGCTGGGGTGGTTTCGGTGGCTTCGGCGCTTTTGGTGGCGGTGCTGCCACTGGCGGCTTCGAAGGCAGCGCTTCGATGAGCAATACCGGCGGCGCCCAGGGCTTTTCTCCTGGCGGCGGGGGCTATGGCGACTTTGGCGCAGCCAGCCCTGGTTTCGGCGGCATGAGCGCAGCGGCAAGCGCTGCAGCAACCGCCGCCGCAGCGGACGCTGCAGCAGGCTTTGCAGGCAGCGGCGGTTTTGACGCTGGCGGCAGCAACAGCGCTGGCGATAACAGCGGCGACGGCAGCGGCAGCGGCAGCGGCAGCAGCAGCGATGGCAGTAGCAGCAGCGGCGACACGACCGGCGGCAGCAGCGGGGTCGGATGATGCTGCGCTACGTCTACGATCAGCCCGAGACAGTCGCGACCGCGGTCGCGAAGATGATCCCGCACATGCACGGCCGTCCGTTCGGCAAGTGCAAGGCGCTCGGCATCATCGACGAGCAGGGTCGCATGATCGCGGGCATCGTCTACCACAACTGGATGCCGGAAGCCGGCGTGGTCGACATTAGCGTGGCGGCCTTGCCGAAGACCGGGTGGTTTTCACGTGAAACGGTGTGGCGGATGTATGCCTGGCCGTTCATCGACATGGGCGCGCAGATGGTTTCGCATCTCGTTCCGGCTGACGCGCTGTACTCGCAGCGGCAGCTCCTCGTGCTCGGCTGCAAGCTGATCGACATTCCACGCATTCTCGGACGCGAGCGCGACGGCATGCTTG